CTAACAAGGCAGACGATATGCTAGTGAAGTAAAGGACAACTTCCAGCGGGCTGCTAAGGGACACTCTTTCAACAGACACATGCTCAGAGGTTGTGGTCCGCTGGCGTTCATACCATTTCGGAACGGAATCTTCAGCCAGTACGACGCGCCCGTCCATAGCCGTATCCCTAGGCAGGTCGTCAGCCTCCGCCTCGGCTAGGACCACGAGGGTCTCGATCCCCTCGACAGTCTCGACGAAGTCCTGAAGCGAGTAGGAGCTGCTCTCGAACTTGAAGCGGACCTCGAGATCGTATGCCCCTTCAAGCGGACTCGCCCGAGTTAACGTCAGCTATTCCGTTGTCGCCTTCCCGGCTGTTGTTGCTTTCCTGTGAGTCGGTCATCTGCCTCTCCTAACAGAGGTCTTGCTCTTATGCACAGACGCTCTCATAATCGGGTCACAATGGCCAGAGGAATGTCTTACACCCGCCGGGGCCCCTGTATTTTCGCGGCTTTTGTCCCTCAGCGCGGCTAAAGTTATGACCAGACAAGGGGAGCAAAATGAAAATCTCAGCAAGGGGTCGCAGCGGCCAGATGTCATTCGACGGCAAGTTCGTCACGATTACTCGTGAGGGGTTCTTGGCAAAGGCTACGCACGGACTCGGCGGCGGAACCAAGTCGATTCCGGTTCGTAGCATCGGCGCTGTTCAGTTCAAGCCTGCCACTTCCCTTACTCACGGCTACATCCAGCTGTCCATCGGCGGGGAACAGGCCAAGAAGTTCAGCGGTGGGTCGATCAGCGGCGTAGGCAGTGACATCGCCAAGGACGAAAACTCCATCCTGTTCGCCAAGAAGGTCACCAAGGAGTTCGAGGCGCTGGCAGATGCAATCCGCGCCGCCATCAGTGGTCCCGAAGCAGGTGCCGCGCCGGCAGAAGTAGACCGGCTACAGCAGATTGAAAAGCTGGCAGCGCTCTTGCAGGCAGGACACATTACCCAGGCAGAGTACGACACCAAGAAGGCTGAGATCCTCGGCCGACTGTAACGTCTGGCGCCTGTGGCACGATGACCTAATGCTTCAGATGCCCATCATGTTTTTTCAGGTCGGTGCGACCGCGATTCCTACTCTGCTGATTGCGGTTGCCGTTGGTATCAAGCAGGGAGCTATTTACGCCGAAATCTACGACCGGGCGGCTGGCTGGCACAAGAAATTCGCTCTAGTACTGCTGTGTCTCGTGACACTGAGCATCGTCCTGGGCGAGACCGCAGCACTCCGGGCAATCGCACGCGGTAGCGGCAACGGAATGGAAATTGAGCTGGTGTGGACGGCCATCATGGTCTGCCTGCTATTGATTGCCTTGGAAATGGTGCAGCCGCTGTCGGCCAAGATGACTGAGGAGGGTGGACATCGGCTCTTACTGACGGTGGCAGGAGCATGGATGGTGATGGGCGCATATTCAGCGCTGATTATCTACGGGGTACTGCCCCTCTAGCTATTCACAGCTTTACCGGCGGGGTCCTAGGTCCAAACCGCCCAATAGCCCGATACGCATCAAGACCAGGGCGGAAATCCTTCGTAAGGCACTCGGCTCCTGGCATTTCAAGTAGGCTCCATGAGTGGACTGGAACTCAGCTAAAGAACTCATGGCAATCGTGAAGGATGTTGCGACGATTGTGTTGCCTCTTCTGGGCGTACTGGTAGGTGCTCGCCTGGCTGGGAAGTCAGCGGAAACGAACTGGCTTCGCCAAGAACGACTGAAAATGTACGTTGATCTCATTGCCAAGTTCGAAGCGGTAAATTCGACCTTCTCCGGCATGGTGAGAACTGCCCGCTTCGGGGATGGCCCGATAAGTCAGGGAACTCAACGGCAGGCCTCCTACAAGAGGGTGGTGAGTGAGTTCCACGCTCGTGTCTCGGAGGTAATGGAGGTATCGACGAATCTGCGGATACTGAGCAGACACTATGACGAGGAAGTCCACGACGAGCTTTCGGACCTCTGGATACGCATGATTGCTCTAGCCGATTCCGGCAACACGCCGGAGCATGAGTGGGACGACTGTATAACTGCATCGGGGCTAATGGTGGTGCGGCTGATTGATGAGTCACGACGTGAGCTAGCTATTCCTAAAAAAGGACTTAAATAGTGAAAATGCTATAATCCGGGTATATCAAGGAGCCCGAATCTGTGGCTGATGAAAAACATCCTGGTGGCCGGCCGACAGTAGCAACTCCGGAAATGGTGGAGAAGGCGTGGACCTATCTCATTGCCCGAATTTGGGAAAAGGACGCGGCCATTCCTACCGTCGAGGGCTTGGCGCTACACCTGGGCGTGGGTCGTTCCACGCTGTACCTGCGGGATGAGTTTTCGGACATATTAGAGGCTGTCCTCACAGTTCAGGGCAAGTTCCTAATGACCGGCTCCCTTCGCAATGAACTCAACGCCAACATCGCCAAGATGATTCTGAGCGCCAAGCACGGCTATATCGAGAAGTCCGCCAAGGAACTGACCGGCAAAGACGGCGGGGCTATCGCCTTCGTCGATATGGCTTCGGATGACGGAGAAGCTTAGACCTCGCATCATTCCCACGGCCAAGCAGCGTGAAGCTATCCGGGCCATCAAGGCCGGCATCCGCTACATCCTGACCGGCGGGGCAATCTCGGCAGCCAAGAGCTACGGCCTGGCGCAGATATTCATCTCCATGGCTATGCAATTCCCCAGGACGCGCTACGGCATCTTCCGTAAGAACCTGACCGTCCTGAAGCGCACGACCTATCAGACGTTTCGCAAGGTAGCTTTCGAGTATGGCCTCATCGAGGGCCAGCACAAGGTCAACCGCTCGGAGATGTACTGGGAGTTTACTAACGGCACGCAGATTTACTTCCTCGAGCTGGATGAAACCAAAGACCCCGACTTCAACAAGATCAAGGGCTTGGAGCTGACCGCCGCCGGCATCGACGAGGTGAACGAGATTGCTCAGGAGGGCTACCGGATCGTCGGCTCCCGCGTCGGCCGCGAGAACCACAACGGCGAGCCGCAGTTCGTCCTGGCTACCTGCAACCCGGCGGATAATTGGGTCAAGGATGAGTTCTAGACGCCCTGGATAAAGGGCGAGCTGCCGGCCGACCACATGTTCATTCCGTCGCTGCCGAAGGACAATCCCCACAACTCCCCGGACTACCTTGAAGCCCTGGACAGGATGCCGCCGCAGTTCAAGAAGCGCTACGTCGAAGGCAATTGGGACTACGTCGACGATTCCAACGCCCTCTTCCCGAACCACGTCATCGACCGGATGCTGGTGGAGAGCGTTCCGAAAGCTGGCCTGAAGACCATCGGTGTCGACGTATCTCGTGAAGGGGCGGACAAGACAGTGTTCTCACTCTTCATCGGTGACGAGCTGGTCGACCTTTACATACCTGACATCGACCGTAGCGACACCGCGCCTATCTCCGACCTCCTAGCTGACGAGCTGATTCTGTACATCAAAAAGAACGAAGTTGGTTATCAACAAGTGTGGATAGATGCCGTGGGTAACGGCGGGGGAGTTGTCGACTCAATGCGCAGGCGGCAGTACTACGTGAACAGCTTTAAGTCCGGCGAGAAGACGGCCGAGCTGCACGAAGACGGAACTCCGAAGTACGGCATGCTCCGCAGTGAGCGCTACTACAAGATGGCCCAGGCCGGGCAGCAGGGGACGCTAAAGATATGGAAGCATGTGCCGTTCCTGGAAGAGCTGCGCCGCGATCTGCTCGCTCACACCTACGAGGTGACTGACAAGCAGTTCATCGTTGAGTCCAAGTCCAAAATGAAGAAACGACTGGGCCGGTCACCTGACTTCTCCGACGCCGTGGTGATGGGCTGGCGCGAACCTGTGCCTGAAGGCGCATATGAAATTAGCACTGGTGGCAGTTGGGACGATTTGTATAAAGACAGTGACGAAGAGTTCTAAACCATATACAGTAAAACTAAACAGGAATTCACCTCATTGGGTTTATTTGGCCGCCTTCTAAATTGCAATACCGTCAATTTATCCACCCCCGCCAAAGTACCGGCCGGCGGGGCCGCCGAAGTCGGTGTTGTTGGGCAGTCCATTATCGGCGGATATGAAGATACCGAAGCCCGCGTCGACAAGCTCGAGGTCAAGGACTACGTCGCCGCCCGGCAGAACGACGGCACGCTCGCTTCGCTGTACAACATCCTGACCCTGCCTATCCTGGCCAGTGGGTTTGAGATCGATGCGGACGAGGAAGATGCCGATGGAGAGCAAGCCGGCTTCGTCAAGAGGGTGCTGCTCAATCCAGTCCACAAGGGCGGCATGGAAATTCCGATGCCCATCATCCTGGCCGACATGCTCCGCGGCGTACTGGAAGGCTTCCGGGTATTCGAGAAGGTCTACCGGATTGATGAAGACGGCCACATCGTCTACAAGAAACTGGCCAGCCGTGACTCCCAGACTGTGTTCCTCATTCGCTCCGAAGACGGCGGAGCTCGGCAGCGGACGAACTACCAGGGCCGCTACGTTGACGTGAAGATTCCGGACTGGAAGACGTTCCTCTACACCTACGGCAAGGACAAGAACTTCCTCTACGGCGAATCAGCCTTCAAGCCGGCCATGTACCACTACAACCTCAAACACAAGCTGTACTATCTGGCGAATCTGTCCGTGCAGACCGGGGCAGTTCCGCCCAAGGTCCTCTATGGTCCGGAGAACTACGGCAAGACTGAGAAATCTGCGGCGATGCGGATGATTGAAAAACTGGGCATGCTGAGGACCGTTGCCTTCATCCCCGACAAGCTCAAGCTCGAACCATACGACAGCTCCGTGGGGCGGATGGACCCGTTGCCCCTTATCGACCACCACAACATCGAGATGGCCCGGTCAGTATTGGCCCAGAGCATCATGCTCGGCGGCACCACTGGTTCTAAGAGCGGCAGATGCGCCCTGAGCAAAGACCACACCGACATCCTCCTCATCGCCATCGAGGGTGTGAAGCGGGGGATTGAAGACCACATCAATCACTACCTGATTCCTGATCTCATCGACCGGAACTTCGCGAATCCCGCCTATCCGGAATGGCACTTTGAGGACATGGCCTCAGACGCCAAGGAGCTCATCCAGGCAGCATTTACGCAGCTGGTTACCAGTGGCAGCATCGACGACACCATCAAGCGCGGCATCGAGAACAGGGTCGCCGAGACCCTGGACATCGACCGCGAAGCCATTCAGAAGGAACTCGATAAGGAAACGGCTAAGAAGGTCAAAGACTCCAAGGCCGCCGGTGTCGAAGTAGACGCCAAGGGCAATCCTCTGCCGCCTCCTGTCGCTCCCGCTGAGAAGAACCCCAAGCTATCGGACCGAGGTTCCGATGAAGGCCCAAAAGGCTCAACGACTGGCACCGAGCACTCACGCCGGCAGAAAAGCGAGTCAATTTTGCGGGATTACAGCGTCGGCTCAATCATCTAGAAGAGCAGTTCAAGGCTGAAGCAAGCACCGTCTACGACAAGGTCAAAGCCGACGCCATCAGTCGCCTGACCAAGATTCTCGAAGCCCACGACATCAAGGGGCTCACGAGTTCACCCTGAACGACGCCGGGGAGTATCGCTCCATCATCGCCGCGCAGATGCGCCAGGCCTACGACTTCGCCAAGAACGGTGCGGCGGATGAGCTGAAAGTGCCTGCCCCATCTACCAACCGCGACACCACCGCCCTCATCAATCAGAGCGCGCAGTCAGTGGTGGACAAGCAATTCGGCGATCTGCTGTTCGTCATCAAGTCCGAGGTTCTGAAGGAGCTGCGCAAGAACACGCTGTCAGAGACAAATTTGGGGCTGTCGGACATCCTGGGAGCTATCGAGGACGCGTTCAATTCATTCTTCGACAGCAAATCAGTCTGACTGGTGCCATCACTCTCGCCCAGGCCGTAAATAGAGGCCGTCAGGACGTGTTCGAGGCGTACCGGGACAAGATTGCCGTCTACCAGTACAGCGCCATCCTGGACGGCGCTACGTGCCCCATATGTGAAGACCTTGACGGGACGACGACTGACTACGCCGGCTACAGGGCCACCAAGTGGGTGCCACCGATACATGGGAACTGCCGCTGCCTATGGGTGGGCGTGGGGTCAGAGCAGTCCGCGCAGCCGCAGATCACCGGTTTCCCCGTTGCACCCGGCGGAGTGGATAGCCCTAACCTCTAGCGGGTTACAGCCATAGTGACGCCAAGGGCTGCTGTGGAGATTGACATACCCAAAAGGGTCACGCCTATCAATACGTTGCCGAATATCTCCCGTTCTTTTTTAATGCTTTTGACGCCAACAGCGGATTTTCTGACAGGCAAAGTTTGTAATAGTGGCTCTATAGCCTTGAAAGCGACAAGCCAGGCCATCAACACAATCATGAACATGTCTACGATAAATATCCACGTGTGAGGTCGGTCGAAGGCAATAGCAACTAGCGTCAGCCCTTCCGCAGTGACAGCGCCAAATAAAATGATGGCTACAGCCACTACGCCGCTTCGGCCGCCTAAGACTACGAAACCTACCCAGTCTTTGCTCTCACGCTTGAAATCTAAAAACTTGCTTGTAATCGCGAACGCGATCAGTACAGTCGGTATGACTGTTGCCGTGGCCTGGAAGAAGCGTAGGTCGAGATAATCCAAAATTTCCCCAAAAGATTGACGGTTAACTCTCGACTATTCATAGTGAAAGCATGAGTGAACTTATCACCAATCCGAGCGAAACTAATAATCCGTTTGTTTACGCCGGTGGCGACCTCAAAGAAGCCATCGAGCGGACACGCGAGGCCGAGGCTTACAGCCTTGAGGCTTATACCCGCCGGTTCAACGGTGACAAGGAATACGCCAAGCGGTACATCGCCGCGAAGATGAGACGAGCCGGTGGCCGATAAAGTCGTCTACCAACTCCCCTCCGAGGGCGATTTCAGCGTCGTGGAGCTGGACGACGGCCGCCGCTACCGCAAGCAGTTGGTGAAGTTCGGCAACTGGGTGAACCCCTCCGACCCCCGCAAGAAGATGGTGCTGGATAAGTCCTGGGCTGCTCAAGTGGTGCAGAACTTCAAAGACAAGGTGCTCAACAGAGTTCCGGTCGTCGAAGGCCACCCCAAGACCAGCGGCGAACTGCTCGCTGCTACCAGGTGCTGGCTGGCCGGACTCTCCGTCGAGGACGACGGCATCTACGGCGAGCTCGACATCACCGCGTCCGACACCACCACCAAAATCGACAACGGCCTCTTTGATGATGTCTCCATCTCCTTCGA